TAATGTTCCGATGTTTCTCTAAATCTTTTGGTATTTAGTTTATAACCTTACGATAATTATTCACCCTGTTGATTATCAAAACCAATCTGACCAACTCCACCAACCACCAGAACCACCGCCACCTGATGGTGCCGGTGTTGGTGGTGTATATGTTGATGCAACTGCTTGTTGATAAACTTGTTGCGAGTTGATTGTTATTTTTGAACCAACGTAATAATTTGCGACATTAGAAGCACTTGGTCCAAGGTTAACTTGTGTGACACCGGTAAACCAAACACCACCACCGGGCATAGGAATTTCTTGACCTGGATTGTTATAGGTCAATGTTGGTGGATTTCTTGAATCAAATACATTATTTCCAGCTGGATCAGTAATTAACAATCCAACCGCAGCAGGACCACCTGTATTGAATGCAGTCCAACTAACGGCATAAGTTGTATTTGATGTTAAAGATGATGTAAATGTGGTTGTTTGTGAATAGTTAGCTCTGTTTCCATCACCTGAACCCGAACCAACTTGGAATAACAAAGTACCATTCAAATAAAATTGTGCATTGTTATCTGCTGAAGCCGTAAATGTGTATGTTCCAGATGTGGTTGATTGGAATGCCAAGTTTGCAGTATAAGTTGAACTTTGGTTAGAATCACCCCAAACACCATACTGATTCAAGAATGAACAATATGCGGAGTTTGTCGGTGCAATAACCAAATTACCAGAATATGATGCACCGTTAGAAGAAACTGTATAACCACCACCAACACCGCCAATTTGTCCTTGTGCATTTATAGAAATAACACTATTTGAAGAAACTGTTCCAGATGCAGTAGAATTTACATATTTACCATTCACATCAAAGAATGCATTTTGTAATTTTGCTGTTCCAATTGTTCCTGGGAAACCAATCAAATCGGCAACATATAATCTTGTTTGTGTGCCATTTGGATAATTGTAAACAGAAATTACACGAGCAACTGGATAGAATGATGTTGTTCCACTAACAGTTAAATTAAAACCAACAATATCACCAGGATTAAATGTTCCAGATATGCCAGTCAATTCAATTGTGTTTGGTGCAGTCATGTATTTGTCAATATTTACACCATCAAACCATGTTGACAAAGGTGTATTGACCAACAATCCAGAAGCCTGAACAATAATTTGTTGTGGTCTGATATATGGCAGAATGTTGATGTTTGTCAAATAACCATTATTAGTTCCAAAAGTGGAAGAAACTGGATTGTATGGTGATGCAGAAGTATTTTGAATTTGACTTGCGTATGTTTGTGTTGTTGTTGCTGTGTATCCAATAGTTGCACCATAAGGACTATTTGTGATAGAACCATGGTTCACAACACTAACTGAACTTGAAGTAACACTTGATGTACCAGGAATTGTTGCAAAGTCACCTGAGTTGGTCAAATTAACACCACCGGTTGCTTGATATACTTGCATCGATGGGTCTGTAACTAACAATGCAGGTGCTTGTGTGTTGTCAACCCAATTATCCATTGGAGGTGTCAAGTGTGCAAGGCCTTGTTGAATAACAACAGAGAACGGATTAACAGAAACCGCACTACTTGCTAATGGTTGAGTAGCAATATTTGCTGTTGTATATGGTAATGTGAACACATAAGTTTGTGAACCAACATTATTAATATTATAGGTGTTTGTATTTGCTAGTGTACCAACTGTTGCAACGGCCACTGGATTTTGTAATTGGAAGTTATCAACGATTGCCAAAGGTGTTAATGTATTTGTTCTTACGTTGATGTTTGCCAAATAATCCGGATTGTTCGTATCAGCAGTAGAATATGAATTGAAAGAATCAACCAAAATACCATAATTTGGTCTAGTAACACCATTCAAGTTTGTAACTTGTGTTGAAGCTGCAGCTGCTTCAAGTTGACTTAATGTTGTGTAGTATTCCAAATTGTTGATACGTGTTTCTAGGTCTGTAATGTCAGTCTTAGCCCAACGTTTGTGTAAAACCTTGTTGATGGACAGATTGGATACAGCACCAGCAGGTCCTTCACCAGGAACATATGCGGTGTATGGATCATGCAACAAGTTAGCCAATAACAACGATCCTGTTGGTTGTGAAGGTAATGTTGGATTGACTGCTGGGTTGCCTTGAATGATTTGGAAACTCTTGTCTTTTGTTAGAACTAGTCTATCTTGACGGCCCAAATAGTAACCATAGTTTGACTGAAAGTTGGTCAAGTTTTGTGGAATCAAAACACCGATATCACTTGTTCCGGTTGGTTGTGATCCAGATGAGTATTCCCAGATATAGGCTGTTTGACCATTTTGACGAGCAGGTCTAAAATCAATACAATCAGACAATCTATAAACATTACCATCTTTTGCTGTGTATACTGGAATCTGAGCATAAGATTCAGGTGAAGTAGATACGCCACCATATGTTGAGTTGGAAGATTGGTAAGATTGAATACTGAAGTATCCGTCACCAGATGATGCCTGAGTGTGTGAATAGTAATTATACACAACCAAAATGTTTCCAGATGGAAGTGGTGCACCAGGAATCAATGAAACAGAACCAAAATCATAGAAGTTATCTCTTTGGCCGTTGTCTAATGTGTAGTAATTTGTAACATCGGTAAACGATGACAATGCAACACCGCTGATAGAAGCACCTGTTGTACCTGTATCATAAACTTTGGCAATTTTCTTAATGTCATTTACATACAATGACATTTTTGAACCATACGCAACGGCAGCTTTACCAATTAATGTTTGACCTTTTGTTAAATCTACTGATGCGGTAGATGTTACAGTAGTCATTGAAGAACTACCATACAAAGTATTGCCTGAAACCAAGTTTTTAGATTTCAATACAAAGTTTGATGAATCACCAGAAGATACTTGAACTTGTGCAATAACATCAACAGTCATACCGGTTGGATATCCGCTTGTGGTTAAAGTCGCAGCAGTATGGTCTGATGAAATTGTAATGGTGTTACCAGAAGAAGTGAAGTCAATAATATTGCCTGTAGCAGTATTGATAACAATAAAATTCTGTTGATTGACTGTTCCTGTTTGAGTTGAGGTTGGACCTTCAAATCTCAATGGACTTCCGCTGTTTCCAGATGTTGCACTTAGTGTTAGTGTGTTGCCAGTAAATGTTTTGTTGCGGTAAACTCTGGTTGAATAGTAACTTGTTCCAGATACGTTAGCGACATGTGAATAACCTAGTGGGAAAATTAATTCTGGTGAACCAAATCCGTTCACTACGGTTCCACCAGTTGGAAGTCCTTGTGTTCTTCCGTTGATATTGATGTTTGCATTGGCGGTCAAATAGTAATTTGAATTTGCAATAACAATAGAAGAAATGTCGGTTGTATTGTAGTTCAATGTAACAGATGTTGATGTTGTTGGTGTTACAGTGAACGGTGTTGCAGAAGAAACAGTAAATGTTTTTGTTGCACCAGATACGGAATATCCAGTAACTGTTCTTACGTCAACAATTGCACCAGTTGTTGCAGTTATTGATACACCATAGTAAGCATTTGCAGTAGTGGAGAATGTGTCTGCTGCATCGTTGATTACTAGAGTTGTTGCTGTACTAGAATTTGTGGCTACTCCAGATAAAGTGTTTGCACTGAAGTCTGAAATGTATGCATTATAGACATAAGCCTTGGTATTAGCACCAGAACCTGAAACGTATTGTAGGTTTCTCAAAAAGCCAGTACCAACAACGGTTGAGTTGTATGTGTTAGAATTAGCAGAAGCTCCGTTTGTTGGAGAAGAAATGCCTGCTGCACCAACGCAATGGAATGTTACTTGTGGAACTTGGCCAATGTCAAAAATACCGCCTGCGGTATCAATTGTAATATAATTTGCATAATCAACATAGATAGCATCTTCAATAATCGTGTTTGTTTGTCTTGCTCTTTGGTTTGTTAGAATTTTTTGAGATTGATTCTCAATACGGTAACCGTGAACATATGCAACACCTTTACCTATTGTTAAATCATAATTTGCACTAACACCTAATGAGTTTGCAGATGGTGTTAGACTAAAATCATTAACAATATAGTCACCATTGGTTTCATAGTCACGTTTTGCAAAATAATCATCAATGGTTGAATAAACTGTACCATCAACTTGATTAATGATTTGACCATTAACAATACGAACCAATTCAATAAAGTTTTGGTCATTACCCAATGTCAATGGTAAGTTAACCAAAGACAAAGAAAGAACATAACGGTCAGCACCTGGTGCTTGGAAGTTAGATGCACCAATAGCAGGATCCAACAGAGATGCATCATTTACATAATCGTAAATTGTTTCTGTCAACTGTAGACCAATACGATACGAAGGCGTGTTGTCATATTTGTCTAGAATAATTGTTTGATTTGCAACATCAACAAAATTACCTATTGAATATGTCTGGTTATTTGTTTGAGATACGTTATAACCATTAACAATATAGAAAACACCATTGGCAATCGATGCGGTAGAAGAAAGACCAGTTGAATAGTTGCCTGCGGCAGGCACCGATGCGGCAATAGATGCGTAATATGTTGTTTCACCTGTTGTCTGAATTGTTAATCCGTCCGTAAATTGTCCACCAGATAGATATGTAACAATCAATGTAGGTGGATCACCGGCCGAGGTACCACTTGATGTTGTTTCAGCAGTAGCAATGACACGAGCAAGAATTGTTCCTGTTTCTGCATCAAAAATAACCTGGTTTGCAAAATTCGCAGCAGTAACAGAAGCACCGTTGAATGTTGGATTCAACTTCAGATAATAACAACTCAAGTTAGTCGTAACCTGTCCACCAGATACAGGAGTATTTTGAGAATAGATTGCAGAGGCAAATTCAGAAATCTGATTTTGCAGAATTGTCTGAGATTGTGTCAGTTCTCTTGCCTGAACTGCGTAACCTGGCTTAAAAAGAATACGATGAAAATTCTTTTGTGGGTCAAAGTCATCGTAATATGGATATGTATCAAAATTTAGAGACATTTAATTAACCTTTTTTAATAGCCGAGGACAAAATGGAACTGCTCGATACCATCGTCACTTCTTTGAACACCTTGGCGATTTTCTATGTATGCCAAGTATCCGGAGAATGGAATAACTGATGGTTCTGTAATCGTTAATACTGTTCTTGAACATCCTGATGTGGCACCTGTGATAGCTTGGCCAAGAACAAAATTACCATTTGTATTTATCAACTGTAATAGGTTGGTTGATGTGTTAAATGATAAAACTGTTCCAGAAAACAATAAATTTGGTGGTATGCTTGTATCATATTGATTAACAACTTCATCAGCCGCAAATGATCCTACACCACCAGCGCACAATACTTGAGTTGCAACATTATAAATTGCACCATTGGCCAATTGTGGTCCACTGGCTCCGTATGTTTGTGGATTAAATAACAGTCCAACTTGACGATAAGTTACACCGTCAGTTGGCAAAACTCCATTTTCTGTTCCGTTGAAATCAACAGACAACATAATATGGTTACAACCTAATTCGGAGATAACGTCATATGCATGTCCACCAACTGGTGATGTTGGTGCAATAGCTGTTGCTTGTGTTGTTATAGGTGCAAGATATCTTTGGTTTGATGATGTGTATGCACTAATTGTAACATTCGCATATGTATAATTGTGCCCAGCTTGTCCTTGAGGAACAACAACATCAATAATTGAACCATTAACAACTTGTGCAGGAGTAATTGAACCGTTAGCACCAACACCATCACCAGTTACTGTGACAGTGATAAAATTATTAACCGCATCATAACCTTGGCCACCATTTGTTACATTAATAACATCAACACTTCCCCAACCAGCAGTTGTTAAGTATGGTTGAGGTGTATTTGCACCAATTGGAACTGGCATCCAACTAGAATCCATAAATGTTTTTTTGCTACCTGTATCGATTGTATACATGTATTTCCATTTATACAGGTCTTCATTCTGATAAATGTTATTTGTTCCATAAGAACCTGGTTCAAAATATGGTTCATATGTGGACGGGCCACCATTATTGTTCCATAAACATTTAAAAACTTGGTCGTAACGGTTTTTAACATAGTATTGGTAAATTAAAAAACCATTTTCATCTTTTGCTTGTAAGTCTAGAGTATCCGAATATGCGGTGTAGACTGTGTTTGGTGACCAGTTGATTCTTTGAATAACAGGACTCAAATTACTACTATTCAAGTTCTTCAATGCAAACATATTCTTAAAAACTTTTTTAAAGTAATATGTGTCTTCGGTTGGTTGTATTGGCGTTTCAACACCGTTCTGTGTTGGCCAAGGATCTTCTTGTCCTAAGAACGCATAGATTGAACCAACAGGATTTCCCAGGATGGATGCAACAGGAATATAATACTCAAGTTCCAGTTGTGAAACTGCTGCGTTATATGTAACTAAATTTAGATTGTTTGAATTTGCCATGATTTATTTATTAACTGTAGGACACTTGACAGAATACATTTGCTTGGTCACCATCAATACTGAAATACTTTATGTATGCGGAATGTAATGATGTTAGAGTGAATGAGGTGGCACCAATTGTTGAATTATTTGCCAAACAACCGTGTGTGATTGTGTGGTTAGAACCTGGTCCAGTATCTGTGTTTGTTATCCAAACTTCAACAATCTTACCTGCTTTAAAATCAGATAAAGAAATTGTTGTTGTGTTGTTGGTTTTGAAATAATACAATGAGTTGTTTGCAATATCAATTGCTAGTGATGTTACAATACCAGGCAGTACATTTGGTGTTAATACAAAACCTTTTTGTGGATTAACTTCACCTGTGAATGTTACATCAACACCGTTAAATGTTGCAATCTGTGTCACCGTGTTTGTTCCAACAGGACAATTCCAGAATTGAATTTGTGAACCTGTAGTTGTATCGGTATAGTTTTCAGTTGCAACAAAATCAATACGACCTGTTCCAAGTGGTTGATATTTTGTTGTACCATAACCATTACCAGAAAAACGTGACAGAACATCACCTGCTTGCACTGCTGATGGATAAGCCACGTTGCCTCTAGCAGAACGACCAGCATAAACAACATAAGTGTTTGCACCATAAGAATCTGTAACAATACGAGAAGAAACGTTTTGTTTACCTGAGATGTGAATCATGTAACCATCTTGTGATGGTACTGCTACGTTTGGTGTTGCTGTGATTGTAAGTGCCGCTTGTGTTGCAGAGAAACTTGTGTTAGTCAAAACAACCTCAGCATTCATGTTAACAATACCAGTAACATTCAATGTTCCGGACATGTTTGCTGTTCCAGATACAATCAAGTTACCTGTAGTAATTGCACCGGTTGTAGACTGAATGCTTTGTGCAGTTAAGTTACCTGTGAGTGTTAGGTCGCCTGCAAATGTTCCTGTTGTATTTGCAAGTGCGTTGTTAGCCTTTGCAAAAGCCGAATTTGCTTGAGTGAATCCAGAATTTGCTTGTGTAAATGCTGCGGATGTATTTGTATTCTGTGTAATATCTATGGCTGTTTGTATTACATTAGTTGCAATTGCTGAATTGGCTGCCGCAAAAGCAGCATTTGCATATGCATATGGAGCACCAGCAGTTGTTTGTGTTGAACCATCAGCAAAAGTCAAATAGGATTGTGTGTTTAGTGTTAAACCTGTTTTTGTGAAAAACGCAACAATGTTTGTTGAAGTGCCGCCACCAGCAATAATTTTTACTAAACCATTTGATGTGGTCGAACCAACAATCAAATTACCACCAATCGAACTTCCGGTTGAACCTTGTGCGTAAATATAACCATCTAATGGTGATACTGCGGTACCAATGTTATTGAATTCTAAACCTGGCTGGTAATTCTTATTGACAAACCCCATGTCAATAAAATATGCGGAGTCGGTACCACCAGAACCAGCATTAGCGGTGACAACAATGTCGGCCGAACCATTGTCATTAGTGTTGACCAAGTTTGTTTGGATGTATGAATTGCCACTTAAAGCAAACTGAGCAATGGTGTTTGGTAGTGTATTTGAATTGTTACCCACATTCAAAGTTTCATTTGAATACAGACCTTGTGCCAAGGTGTGTGCAGACATTTGAAATGTTGTATCTGTTGGATTATCAACACCAACGAATGTGGTTAACTGAGTGTTAGCATTGATATTATTGAATACCGGCAGCTGCGTAATTTTTATTAATGACATCTTTTATCCTATTAGAAGTTCGTTGCCTTGTTGGTCAGTTAATGTTTTTCCGTCTTGAGTTATTAGTTGTACAAAATATTGTGTTCCAACTGGTCCAAATACTTGAATGTCTTCATATAGTGAAGTCATTGTTCTACTGATAGATACTAATCCGTTTGCACCGTTGGCCAAACCAGAATTCAGATTAACCGTACCATATGATACTAAGTTTCCATTGTTATCGTATGCATAATTATAATTTACGGTGGTAACTATTGCATTGGAATTATTAACATAAACAACGTCACCAACACGAATCACATCCATCATTGGATATGCTGTATTGCTGTAATTTCCGTTGTTAACAATATCATAAGAACCGGTTAAGGTCGTTATATTTAGTGTATAATTGTTACCGTTATATCCGGTAGAAGTTGCAACATTTGCAAAATAAGTCCATACGTTATCTTGTATTGTAATGCTTGTTCCGTCAACCGCAACAACTAACGATGAAATACAATCATCATAATTTGGACCATATTCAAAGTTGATGGTTGAACTGTTTGCAACAAAAATATTGGCCAAGTTGGCACCGTAGAGATTACCAAATTGAATAATGTTATTACTTGGTGTGTTTGCGGTACCGCCAACCATTGTTGCTATGGTTCCTGTGTTTGCATAGTAATCCATTGGCAAACCACCCTGCAATGCATCCACAATTCCAAAATTCAAGTGACCGTTTGATTTCATTGAATAACGACCAAGAACTTGCATACCTGATGGATGCAACAAGTTCAACAACACATCACGATACTTGGCAATTTCTTTTTCAAGTGTAATCTCGTATGTGAAGTTGTTATAATCGGTACTTTGTAATACATCAAAACCACTTGGTTGTCCAGAGTTATCTAAGTACTGTCCATTGCCAATTACAAGACCATTCAAGAATGTTGCATTTGCCTTGGCGTGACCATCACCATATATCATGATACCGTTTGCTGAATCAAAACGAGAATCTTCGCCAGTATTCACAAATGATGTGTTGTGTATATTAGTATAGTTGGCAACTAATCTATAATTTGCCCCAAGTGTGTCTATCTTCAATGGAAGATCAAAATTTGGTTTTGAAGTATAATTGTAAACTCTTAATTGATAAACTGTATTACTTGTTGGATAAGCATTCTCTAAAACAAAAATTGAATCGACTGTGGCCAAGAATGAAGCCACGTTTGTGTTTGCACCTTGATATATTGTTTGTCCTGCACTCGGTAAGAATACTTGTGAAACATTAGAAACAATTAAGTCTTGTACTGTTAGAGATACTTTTGGTGCAGAAATATAATCTTGGCCGTTGTCTGTAATATTAAAACTTGTAACTTCACCAATACGGTTAGCAATAGAAACAAATGTTGCACCAGAACCAAGATAACCTGGAACTGCAAGCACAGAAGAACCAAGATAAAAATTAGTAGCAACATTGCTTGTTGCAGCATTTGATGTCAACAATAATGTGTTTGCATTAATAATTGACTGTACAGTACCAAGAACAATATTTGTGTTCGTGGTTAACAATGCACCTGTTGTCATTTGTGTCAAGAAGTTTGTACCATTACCAACAACTGTATTGCTTGTATTACTTACTGTTACATTACCTGTGGCCAATCTTTTAACAACAACATCAGGCAAACCATTAAAGTAACCCATACCACCTAAAGGATATGGATTTCCTGCTTGCTGTGGAACATATTGAATACTTGTGATTGCACCAGTACTACCATTACAACTTGTGACAATTGCGTTTGCACCTTGGCCAGAACCACCCAATAGTAAGATTTGATCGTTTACTTGATAACCAGAACCTGCATTAATAATTTGAATTGGTGCCAAAATACCCAAATTAGCCAAATTAGATTGACTATATTCATCTTCTGTGTATAATGATTCAACTTCGACCGTAGGCGCTTGCGTTAGGCCACCGCCCTGGTTTTCAACAATGATAGATGTAATTGGATATGTCGGAAAGTTTGTAAAACTAAAAGCTTGTGCCATTGTTGTATTGGCATTTGCTGTAGTGAACAAATAAGTATTCGCATTTACACCAGAAGAGTAACCATGTAGTGGTTGACCCACATTCATGGTACCAACAAGATTTGTCAATTGCAATATATTGTTACCTGCACCAGCATTTGTGTTGATGCTCAAAATAGAAGCGGAGAATGTGCTATTTGCTAGATTTGAACCTTGATAGACACCTTCACCAATATAGAATTGTCCGTTAGCATATTGAATACGAACATTGTTTGTACCTTCACCTTCATACGCCAACAAGTAACGAACAGCACCAGTATTAACACCAATCAATGGAGCAGTATTGTTTATTGTTCCTCTTGTGTGTTGCACCAACAACAATACGTTATTGGCAGGATCCATGTTAGTTACTTGGCCATTGAATGTGCTTGTTGCGTTTGATGTACCTTGATATACAAACTCATTGTTTGCAAATTGAATTGGTTGTGGAACAGTTAAATAATTACCTGCTGCAAAATAATAATTACTATTACCTAGAACGATATGTTCTTTTAATAACAAACTATCAATTGGAATGAATGTTGCATTAGCTTGTTGAGTTGTGTCTACACCACCAACAACAGCAACAGGTGCTTTTGGTGAAGTGCCACCAATATTTGTAAATGCGACTTCAGTATTTGCATTTCCTGGTGAAGTCGCAGCAGTCGAATATGTGTACCCGTAACCACCATTTTGAATTGCAATAGATTGAATGGAACCAACAGTCACCGAACCAACCTGTGCCGAGGCACCTACTGGATTAGGTGTGTTTACATTTAAACCACCATCAAAAACAACTGGATCTCCAGCAGAATAATATAAACCTCTATTTTTAGGATTAATTAAAACTTGACTAATCTGACCAACAATCAATGCTGTCAATGTTTCTGAACCGACTGTGTTTGCCGTTGATATTTGACCGTCTTTAAAATATACAGGTTGGTTTCTATTGTCTACAACGGTGATGGTTTCACCAGATTGAAATAGTCGTTCAATGTTTGAGATGAAAACTTCAGTCTTTGTACCATCATATGTCGCAGCCTCAACTGTGGCAATTGATTTGGAGAAGTTACCAAACACTCTTAAGTTCTGAATGTTTAGAAAATTAGGATCGCTTGTTGCCAGTTTAAGACTTCTTGGAACATACCATTTACCGCCTGAGGCCTTGAGTACTGCATCTTGCGTATAAAAGAAATCTACATCAGTGTTATACAATACTCGGAATAGAAATTGATATGATGCAGGTGTACCTTTAGATTGGTACAATTGCTTTGCTATTTTGATAACTTTTCTTGGGTCTGATAGTATGTCCTGTGGAAAATAGGACATAAAATCATTGATAAAGTAATTTAGAAACTCTTGTGTGGTTGTATCCACATCCATGTATTCCAAAAGACTTTTAGTATAGTCTAGAACATTATTTTGTTGTTCCATCCATTCATAGTAGGCTTTTAAGAATAGAGTAAAATTGGCGTAGTTTGGATCCTCACTAATAAACTTAGGGAGTTCGTACGGAACCAGTAAAGATTGTTTTTGATTTGACTGAATCATTTAATTAAGTCTTCGGTGTAACTGTTACATTGATTGCTGATGGATCTAAGGTATCTATAGTAATGATTCGGTTATATGTTGATGATATCAAAGTAGTCAATGGTTTAGTACTGACTGTCAGTTCACCTAATGGATTATCAATTCCAACAATATTTAAACCGTTCAATGTGAGTATACCATTTGTATAATCAATTGTTCCAGCGTTTGGATTAACAACAACTTTACCTGCTGTTGGACTATTGTAATATGTTCTTAAAGAACCGTAACGACCTGCTAGGTTAACAAGTAATGCTGCGCCGGCACCAGTTGTATCACCTATAGCAGGAACAACTGTGGCCACAGCAGAAGTGTAACCAATACCTGAGTTTGCTACGGTTATACTAGACAATGCACCATTGACAAGTGTTGCATATGCATTTGCACCGTAACCATCACCTTGAATCAAAATTGTTGGTGTTTGTGTGTAATTATAACCAGTTGTAATAATTGAAATAGAATCAACAGAACTTGTGGTTGTTGGAACTTCTTCAATGTAAACACCATCTAAAACCAATTGTGTGTTTGCTGGATTGATAACTTGAATGGCAGGTGAACTAGAAATTCCACTACCATAAACACCTCTTTGCAATGGTGTATTATAGTTTAAAGTATATGTTTGTGCACCACCAATTATTGGATAGAATTTCTTCTGTGTGTTTATAGAATAATCAGAACTTATGATAGATGGATTAAAATTGTTGATTGATTGCAAAAATAAGTATGAGTTGAATGAAGAATTAAATGTATTCAAATTGTTTGCTGAATACCCATAAATTGCATTTTGAATACCAGTTTGCATTGCAGTTGGTGTCAATGCTGTTTGTGATTGTTGATAAACCACGTTTGCATACACTTGCAAGTAAGTGTAATCTGGGTCAACAATGACTGGTTCAACGGTAAGAACAGAAATTGGTTTGATAACTTGTTCTTTTATTAATTGTTTTTGTGTTGCAGTCAAATCATATCCACCTTTTGGTTTCAATGAAATGAAAACTTGACCGTAAATTGGTGGAATGTTTTCTTCGCCGCCCCATACGGAAACTGCATCAAACGGAATACCAAGATTGTTTTGTTGAATTGCTGTAATGTAGTCGTTTTTACTTACAGCACGACCCTGTGCGGAGAATGCTTTAGGTGCTTGGAACTTGATAGACTGAATAGTTTCTCTGTCTTGTCCTTGTGTTGCGGCCAAATAAGGAACAACAGAAACTGTGTAACTTCCTAAATTGTCCATCAAAACAAAGTTGTTTGCCAAACCACCAGCTGTACCGGAGGTAGAAATATATGTAACTGTGACAATATTTCCATCGGTTAGTTGTTGTCCAATAACACCATCACCAAAATAGATTTGATAGTTGCCATTCACAGCTTCTTGTAAGAAATAAACTGTGTCTGTTGGTTGTATTGACAAGTAATCAGTTGTTGGATTGTAAACTTGATAAGAGTTATTTGATGATGATTGTTGTACGGTGACCGTCATTGTAGACGTATCGATGTTTGGGTCTGGAATCTCAAACAAAGATTGTGGGTTTGATGAAGAATCTGCTGTAAAGTTGTATGAAACAACAATGCCTTGTTTAATTTCTAATGCAGGAAAGAAGGCCACGTTGTTTGCGACTGAAACTGTTGCATAGTCTGTGGTAACATAGTTGTAGTTTACACCATTGATTGATTCAGACATGAAGTTGGTGTATTTTGGAACAGTGAAGTTACTTGTATTTGCACCATAAAAAGATACGTTAATCAAAGCAACTGCACCTACCGCAGATTGTGGCACATAGTTCATTAACTTTGCATGAGATACAACAGAAGAACGTTGCAGGGCTGAGTCTAAAAACATTTCATTTGCAACCATGTTCAAATAGTATGCATTGTATTGTGTATTGTATGCCAAAACATCCAACAGAGTAGACAAAGCCGAACCTGAAAAGTTATAACCTTTAAAGGTATCTTGTGATTGTAAATAGTTAATAAAATTTTGTTTAATGTCGGCAAAATCTAGGTTGGCGACTTGAATATTTGTATTAGATGCCATTATCTGGACCTCTGAAGAATTAGGTTAACTGCTGTGGGTGTTGTATTATTACCAATATAGACTTCCATATAAACATAAAAAGAATTTTGATCCGGATTCAATGTCACCTGTAACGTACTTATTGTTGCTCTTGGTTCATAATTCTTTATGGTTGTTGAAATTTCATTCTCCAAGATGTTGGCTGTCAAATCTGTGGCAGGTTCAAATAGAACCGCATCAATGTTTGAACCTAAATCTGGTTGAAAAGGTCTCTCATAGTAGTTGGTGAGTAACAAATTTCTTATGGAAGAAATGACAGCTTGGTCATCATAACGCATAGCAATATCACCAGTGCCTGGGGCACGGTTGAAAGTTAAATCCAAATCTGCGTATATTTTAGATAATTTTGCCATCTTTTATTTATTGTGTTTATGGGGCGTCTATTGAAGTTGTTGGCAAAGTAACCAATAAATCTGAACCTGCCTTGGCAATGAATGGATGTGTGTGTGTGTTGTATAGACCACGTAGATACAGAATACTATCGGTAATTTGACCAGGACCGTCCATAACCAATGGGGCATATACTTGTGAACCAGCTGTGACATTGGTTGTGGCATTTAAACTACCACTTGTTGTAACGTCACCTGTGACACTCAAATCACCATTCACCAACACATCGGCCTGTATTTGAACTTGATTTTTTGAAGCAATGATGGCATTTCCTGTAATTGTGGAAGTCAAATCACCTGCAACCTGTTGATTTACACTGCCATTGATACTTTCATATACATTTCCATCGACTTGTAATGTGGCATCACCTTGAACATGCATGATAGAATCACCAACAATGGTGATATTACATGTTCCTTTGATTAGAACATTGTTGTCTTGTGCAATAATCTCATAGTTTGTACCAATGACCTTATGAATCTGTGTGCCATCGGCTTGGACTTCTGTAAAAGTTCCTGTTCTATGTTGTAGTCTAACTCTTTCCGCACCTGGAGTATCGTCCATCTCAAACAAGTGACCAGATTCGGTTTGGGTTAGATTATTATATGGATATTTCGCTTGATAGTCGGACCTAGGTTCAATCCAAGCTACTGATGGTGGTAAATCTGATGTGCTGTTACTCATAATTTAATGGAATTTTCTAGTTGGTTGACTGCATTTTTTGCTGAAGATGTGATACTGTTGAACAAACCGCCAGTTTGTCCTGGTAAATTCACTTCACTATTTATTTCTGCCACAGCGGTTGCTGGCAAACTTTCAATGTATGATAATGATGCTTCTACCTCAGCAACGGCGGACTGAACTTCTTTTGCTGCATCAATAGCGGCTTGAGCCTCTTGTTTGTATGCTTTGACTTGATTCAATGCTTGGGATACATCTGTTTGCACCGTCAGAACTGGTCCTGATCCTGGTGGTATGAATGAAGCAATAATTGCATCTTTGGCTGCACGAATCTCTTGTACAAATGCCAAGGCTTGTAGTTTTGCGGCCGCCAAAGATGCTTTGATTGGTGTTGTGATATCTTTGACGGCACTTCTTGCTGAATTGGTTGCAGAAATTGCTGAGTTGGCAATATTACCTCTTGCCAATGGAGCAATTGTCGGTTGACCTGGTGTGTATTGTACTTGTCCAGATGGAACTTGTGGTGCGGCAGCAATTTCTTCAGGCGTTCTTGGGTCTTGGAAACCAGAATCTCCAGATGGAACACCAGATTGAATGCCAGGCAATACTCCCATCATAATTGGGAACTGACCAGATTCACCATCGAAGAAGAAACCAACAATGTAGTCACCTTCTTTTGGTGTTGAAAAGTCTCTAGAACGATTCAAAGGATACAATGGCATACACCAAGGCAAGTCTTCGGTTGGTATCATTTGTTTGTTATCTGTGTGCCAACCAAAGATTCTAACTTGGCAACGACCGACTTTTAGTGGGTCATCTCTACCTTCAACAACACCAACCCACCACACAAAACCATTAAGTCCTGCAAAATTAAATACTGCTTTAGACATTAAGTTATTCCCTTCACCGTGTTCTGCCAAATTGGAAGATTGTTTGGCACACTAGATAATTGTTTAGTCATACTTTCTTTAGCTAATTCCATCACGGTCTTGTAGTCATGTAATGTTATCATGTGTCTAACTGCTGTGATTAAGTATACACCAGAATAATATGGATCCAGTGCCTTTTGATTCGGGTCTTTAGAAACCAATTCAAAATTGATGGAACGACCAACAGTTAATGCTGGATCACCAGGAACCGATATCTTTATTCTTGTGTAATTCAACAAAGGCATGATTGCTGATCTAAATGGAATGTAAGTTTCAGCATAGATATCATGAGCAACCGATCCGGGTCTTTCATTGATGTAACTCGATTGGTTCTGACTAAAGTTTGAGAACACCAACTTATATGATGCCTGTGCCGTATCACTTATCTTATCACCATTTCTATTCTGAAAATCGTTGGTGATTTTGGCACTATTCAATTTTGGTGCACCAGCCAAGTCCTTATCATAACTGTAATCAGTTATTTTGTATCTTCTCAATAATGGGTCAACTGACACCAAACGACTGGCAAACATACCTGAATGTATTGCTGAAAGTGTATCAAATGAATCAATGATTTCATAGGTTGAAACGTCATAGACACGGTCATTCAGTTGTTGGATGTTACGGTTTACGTTCTTTGCTGAGTATGAATAACTGTTGTAAGTTTGTGTCTGAAACAGATTTTGCAATGATTTAAAGTTATATCCATACTTGTTCTCAAAGAAAACCATGTCAGCAGTTTTTTGTGTGCCTGCTGGTCGTGCATATGTTGCCAACCAATTGATGGCATCAAATGGTTTTAGATTTGGTATGATGAAGTCGTATTGTCCATATGTTGCATCAAAGTTGGATGCTTGCATATTCTTTGGTTGAACACTGAGTCCATAGTTCTTGTCGGACAGAATGGTCTTAACAATCCCTGTGATATCCATTGCCTTGAAAGATTTACTAATCTTGTATTGTTCTGACAATATCAATTCTTCCGAACAGAAATACAAACAATATGTTTCTGTGTTACCTTCATTCTCAGGTGTTCTTTTTGTAACTTTGAAAATACGAAACACCTTATCAATGATATGTGTCATATCATCCAATTTACCAACTTTCATTCTTAAAAATTCATTGCCGGCCATTTGCATCTTCTCGATGTAACCAGAAGAATCGACAACCATTACATAACCGGACGCAGTAGGACTGAACATATCTTCATTATAAGACAGTTCAACTAGAATATCTTTTATGTCCAGTGCGGTAACAGAAGAAAGTACCGTCAAGTCTAATAGTCTAAAGTCCTTACTATAAATTAAACCTGGACCTAATGGAGTGTTAGAGTTAGCCAATTATGTACCCATTAAAGATTTAAACTGTGTCTCGACCAGAGAAACATAATTCGAGTTAATCAAATAGATTGTTCTATTGTTTTCGTTCTGTTGAACTTCATAATCATAAATTGATTGTGTATACTTACTTACCGTTACAGTAACACTTGATCCATTTGCATAACCAGTGTTGAATGTTTGTGTTGTGGTATAAGGCACCAAATTGTTATAATGACCTTGGTCCACGATTTGGATTATTGTATTTGATGAACCTGAAGTGCTGTCTGTTGTTGTTATAGTTTTGTTATAACTTTGTATTGTGCCTTGTGTATAAGCAAGAATCTGTGCAGCATTTGCATTTGTGTTTGCTGGCAAGGAATAATATGTGTTGGCTGCACCTTGATATTTGTCAATGATATAGTCATTGAACAAGTTTGGTTTCATTGGCCATTGCCATTGTGCATCAAAGATTTGGTTTGCAAACAAGACCAACCAGTAACGATAGGGGTCACCGTAATACTTTGAGGCAATTATTTCTGGTGTATCACTTTCTTGTATGTCATAAGAATAAAAGATTAATGGATTTTTCAGTAGGTTGGGAATTACTTCTGCTCTAACCATAAGGTTAGTCAAGACTATCTGATTGCCAGAATAGTCGTCTGAAATTAGGGTCGGTAAAGTTTGAAAGTATTGCATTATCTTAGGCCTGTTTGTGTTGCAGCACTATTTTTAAAACCTTCATCAAGTCTTGCTCTATCAACAACTTCAATTTCTCTAAATTGCAATGACATTCTTGTTTGAACTGGTGCACCACCATTTGCATGTGCAGCCCAACCATTAGGAGCAAAGTCAACACTGATATTTTCCAATACACAATCACCATATCTTGGTAGATATTTGTTCTCAACACCTTTGACAAAGAAATTCACATTGAAGATTGAAGGTGGAATCAAATACATGTTTTGTGTGGCCGATTCTGTTGCCTTGGCCAATGTTGGAGATGCCGCACGTTTGAATTGATAGATGATTTCATTGACGTTAAGTGCTTCTGCCTGTGATTTTGGTGTAAACAAGAATTCCAATTGGAACGTTCTCATGTCTAAACCTTGATAAATCATTTGCATTTGTGGGTTTACAGCATAACCTTGACCTTGTAACAAAACGTTACCCAAATCTTTAGAACCAAGTAGTCCCTTTGAAACCAATTGTGATAGTTTATCTATACCATATGGGTCTGATGAGAAAGAACCGACAACATCTTTGAAACTTTTTGAACTTAATAAACCATTGTCTGCCAATTCACCGATGCCTCTGATATTGTTGATAATTGGACCCAATTCATTTCTCAAGTCAATTCTTTGATAATGTGCATCATAGTTTGCTTGTAATGTGTCTGGCATGTACAGAGAGATATATGCACCATTGTTTTGTACTGTTGGTTTAACCTTTAATCCTGTATCTAATGCTGTGGCTGCTAAATTTGTTACAGAACCAAGCAAATTACCCGCAGATTGTACTGCTGAAGATGCTGCTCCCTGTGCAACATTTTGTAAATTTTGTCCGGCCGATTGTACTAAGTTGCCAGCTCCTGGCGCAGTTATGTTTGTCTCTGGTGTTCCTTTTTCCCAACCACCTGGAACAATGTCTTTGATGGTAAATTGAACATAGTGTGACTTTGTTGCATCGGTAGACAATTCGGTTGGATAGTTCAATATAGTTGTGGATTTTGAACTACCAAATAATGCGGCTAGAGGACCTGAGGCCAATTGGCCTACTTGTCCTGGTAGTGACACACCACCGATTGATGTTGGAATTGAAATTATTGCCATGTTCTTGTTTGGAAGGAATATATACTATTTATGGCTTATTCTGGAAGATTTACACCTAAGAATCCACAAAAGTATGTGGGTGACTATAAAAACATCATTTACCGCTCAACGTGGGAAGCCAAGGTCATGACCTGGCTGGACAAAAACCCTGATGTGATATCATGGGCATCCGAAGAACTAATCATACCTTATGTATCTCCTGTGGATGGAAAGTACCACCGATACTTTCCTGACTTCCTGGTCAAGGTTAGAACCAAAGATGGTAAGTTGAAAACTCTGATGATTGAGGTCAAACCCAAGAAGCAGACCATGGAACCAGAGAAAAAGAAAAGGGTGACCAAGCAATACATTCAAGAAGTGGTAACTTATGGTGTGAATCAAGCAAAGTGGAAAGCCGCAAATGAGTATTGTCTTGACCGTGGTTGGGAGTTCAAAATCTTCACTGAAGACCATCTAGGTCTCTAACTAAATAGAAGATGGCAACATCTAAATTAACCTCACTTGCAGAACAAAAGACGGCTCTTGGTCATAAAACTATGTCCAAAGATGCTACCGTATGGTTGCAAGGAAAGATATCTGAACTGAAAAAAGGTCAGATTTCTCAAATACCATCTACTATAAACCGTGAAAAGTTTAGGCAGATGAACCAGTTTAGACTGGGAATGATGTATTGCTTTTACTATGATGCTAAAACTAAGGCAGATTTGCCATATTGGGACAGATTTCCAATGGTTTTGGTGCTAGAAAGATACAATGATGGCTTCTTGGGATTAAACATACACTATCTTCCTGTCAAATGGCGTATTGCTTTTATGACCAAATTGATGAGATTTGCACAGTTGACACCAGATAATGATATCAAAAGAATGAGAATTTCTTATGATATATTGAATGCCACGAAAAAGTATGCTGAATTTAAGCCATGTTTGAAAAGATATTTACATAGCCACATTCGTTCTAGATTGTTGATGATTCAACCTAATGAATGGGATGTTGCAACATTGCTACCTATACAACAATTTAGAGGTGCCAAACCACAAGAAGTCTGGAGAGATTCGGTACAAGAGTGGAAAGACCACATGAATCATTTTAACACAGAAGAATAAAAATGCCATCAAACATTAACGATTTTGTTAGTTCGTTCAAGAAAGACGTAGCACGACCAAATAGGTTTGATGTTACTATTCCTGCACCAATACCATTGATTCAATACTTGTCAACAAGCCGTAACTTATCACTAAGATGTGAAAATGCACAGTTGCCAAGTAGAACATTTGCAACCGCAGACCAAAAGTTTGGTTCAAACCCTATTGAAAAACATGCATATCAGTCCAACTATAATGAGTCTGAAATGACCTTTATTGTTTCGGATGATATGTCTGAAAAGATTTTCTTTGATGCTTGGATGGAATACATTAACCCAACTATCACATTCGACTTTAACTTCCGTAATGATTACATTTCCACTTTACAAGTCAATCAATACGACTTGGAGAATAATTTGGTTTATTCTGTCAACTTGATTGATGCCTTTCCTATTGCTGTCAATCAACTAGACCTAGACTGGTCTAATGATGGTTACCACAAGTTAACCGTTGTTTTTGCATACAGATATTGGCAAAACAATTCATTCCAAGCACTTGGTTCCAGCCTACTACAGGCTGGTATTTCAAATGTTTTGAATTCTAATGGTGGTTTGACTAATTTAACTAACAGTGCAATTAACACCGTGAAAAGCTTATTTTAATGATTTGAAGGAGATATAATGGCTTTACCAAAAATTGATGCGCCAATCTATGAATTGACTTTACCTTTGTCTAAGAAACTCATTCGTTTCCGTCCTTTCTTAGTGAAAGAACAAAGAAACTTAATGATGGCAATGGAATCGGACGACAAAGACACCATCGAAAAGAACATCAAGCAAGTTTTACACAACTGTACCTTGACTGAAGGTGTTGATGTTGATGCTTTACCTATACTGGATGTTGAATACTATTTCATTCAACTCAGAGCACGGTCTGTCGGTGAAGTTGTTGAGAACAAATATCGTTGTGAGAATGAAGTTGATAACAAAATCTGTAACAATTCTATGAATGTCAGTATCAACCTTTTGGATATCAAGGTTGAAGAAACTGAGAACAAAGAAGAAATCAACCTGACCGATAAGATTGTTATTAAGTTGAAGTATCCACAGTTTTCTATTCTGGAAAAAACTTCCACTTATGAAAATGCATCAGACATGGCTTTCAATATGATTATTGAGAGTATTGATTACATCTTTGATGGTGAACAGTTCTACTATGCCAAAGAAACTCCTAAACAAGAGTTGGTTGACTTTGTTGAATCTTTAAATACTGACCAATTCTCACGTATTGAAAACTTCTTCAACAATCTTCCTAAATTAAATAAGAAGATTGAATGTGTTTGTGACAAGTGTGGTTTCAAACACTTGATTGAGGCGGAGGGCCTCGAAAATTTTTTCGGTTAATCTTTCGTCATGATACATTAAAAAATTACTATACGACAAACTTTGCATTGATGCAGCACCACAAATATAGTTTGTCGGAACTTGAAGGTATGTTGCCTTGGGAGCGTGAAATTTACGTTAATATGCTGGTTAGGTACATTGAAGAAGAAAATGAAAAACTAAAACAAAGAAATGCAGAACGTAGATGAAAGAACTAAGCGCTAAAGAAAAGATTGAAAAGCTTGAAAAACAAAAGTTGTCTGTTGAAGAAAAAATCAAAAGACACTTTCGTAAAGAAGTTTCAGAGGAATTCAAACAAAAGGCTTTAGAATATAAAGACTTAATGGATCCTATCGTTCTAAAGAATGTCTTTGGCATCAAGACTACACGCAAATCAAAGACGGAAGAATCAAAAAAGGTTGTCAAGAAGTTAAGTCAGAAGGCAACCAAAGAACAAAAAGATATGGTACCAAAAGAATCGGTGTTCAACACCGTTTCTGTTCGTGGTGGTAAATTGAAAAAGGGCGATTCAGCCGCAAACATTGCTGCTAAGATTTTACTATTCATGAAGAAATCACATGATGATAAAAGTAAAATGATGGAATTAGCCAGAAATTTCCATAAGGCCAAAGAAGAACAAGAAGACCTGAAGTACAAAGAAAATCTAAAGAAACTTCATAAGAGAATTCCAGAACAAAAAAAGGAAGAAGAACCAAAGGGTGGTGGCAATCTATTGAAATATGGATTGATGATTGCTGGTGGTTTGGGTCTACTTCTATTTGCTGAAGATGCACATGCTTCCTTTGGTAAAATGCAAGATGAAATGATTGATTTAAACAAAAGAATCAAAGGTCTATTGCAAAATCCAGAAGAATCTTTTACTAACAATACATTATTGGATCAAAAATCTTTAAGAGACTTGATTAGAAAAAGAGAATCTGGTAACGATTATAACAGATTGGTCTCCGCTATTGGTGGAGATAAGAATTTACCTGATGAATTTAAAGGCATTAAATTGACTGACATGACCATTGAACAGGTCATTCAACTGCAAGAGAAAATGAAAGCGAGTGGTAAGTTTCCTTCCACTGCTGCAGGTGGTTATCAGATCATTGAAGGTACATTAAAACGATTAAGTGCAAAAGAAGGCCTTGACATAAAGACAACAAAATTCACATCAGAAGTTCAAGATAAATTTGCAGAAGACCTATTGCAAGAGGCAGGTTCTTCAAAACTTTCTCGTGGTGAAATCACACAAAATCAATATCAAACTAATGTTGCTAAGACTTTTGCTTCTGTTCCTGTTCCAGAAAGTATGCATGTCGAGGATAAATTTGGTAAGAGGGATTTGAAACCAGGACAAAGTTACTATGATGCTGTTGGAACAAACAAAGCTTTAATACGACAGGAAGAAATATCTTCTTCAATTGGTCAAGATTTGGTAGAATCATCCAAAAAATTGGAATTGGCTGATATTGCTTCAAAAACAAAAACAATTGTATTGGAAAAAGAAACAATCGTAAAATCAGCCGTAGATGGTGCAAAACAACTATATGAAAATAAACCAAACCTTATGCCACCAATACTGGATGATTTTCTAAACTATAACAGGTACAACTAAAATGCAGTTATCAGATACACTAATTGAAAACTTAACAAGTCTAAGAAACACTTTCTTAGATAGTTCTTTTGGTAAAGCCATAACTGGTAAGGTTTCTGATGCCAATAATGAACAAACTTCTGGCATGAAGAAAAGTAAATCCAAAACTACTGTTCGTGCAGAAAGAAAAAAGAACATAAGTGATGCTTTTTTCACCAAGGTTTCAGAAGGACAGAATCAAAAATTGAAGTCTGGTGAAGGTCTGGCTAACATCTTTGCGAAAATTTATAACCTCATGAAATCTGAACATGAAGAAGATGTTAAAAGATATGAACTACAAAAAGATTTTGAAAATGAAAGACGAGAAAAACAGTCAAGCAGAGACAAAGAGTTGTTTGATGTTATTCATAAGTTGACTGATGGATCCAAACCTGTTGAGAAAAAGAAAGAAAAGAAAGACACTTCTTCTTTTATCACAAAAATACTAGGTAATATGCTTCAAGGTGTTAAGAGTCTTTTCAGTGGAATACTTAAAACTGTTTGGTCGGTATCCAAATTTATAGTCTCATCAATCTATAAAGTAACAAAAGGTGTTGCTGGATTGGTTTATGGTATAGTCAAAGAAGCAATGTCTGTGGTTACATCGTTCCTGTTTGAAAAGATTTTAGGTGCAGCAACATCAACCTTAACAAGATTGGTTTCTTTCTCCGTGAATAAACTTGGTACGGCTGTAGTTGATTTGTTGGCTGGTTTGTTGGAACTTATTCCTGGTGGTGGATTTTTAGTGAAGGGATTAAAAATTGCTGCCGTGGCCGCTGGAGTTATTGCTACCGAAAAAACCACTGAAACGGTTTCTGATACTATTACAGAAGGTCTTATTGGTAAAGAAGCCTTACAACATTATAATAAATCACATGAATTGGCTGTTAAAAAACAACAAATTGAAGATTATGCAGCAACCACAGGAGATTATAACCGTGCATTAAAGGATAGAAAATATGATGAAGTGGTGAAACAACATGATGCTGAATATGCTGCCGGCAAAGCTTCTGAATCCGAACATCAAAAGGATTTGAGTAAACGACTTGGTGCTCTAGGATATGAACTGGATTATAACGATTCCTTTAGAAATCCATTAAATGGTGTTTCTTTACCTGGTATTAGAGATATTAAAACTGGTGAATCGGTGAATCGTGGGATTGTTGGTGTTATCTCTAAGATGCAAGGTGATTATGGTCAATCTGCTTCTGATATATCCAAAGAATTGATGGGAAAATTTGAGAATAATGAAACCCTTAAAAAATTAAGAGAAAGTACTGGTGATAATCTGAGTTCCATCAAAGACGAAGCCAAATCATTGGCAAAAGAAATTGATGAAAATGTTGGTGAACAATTGAATAAAACCGCTGATGTTCTCAACAAGTTATCCGTTGAGAATAAAGACTTGAAAAATGGACCGACAAACACAGAACCAACTTTCATAAAACAAACCAATGTGGTTGGTTCCAGTGGTTCCAGTGAACCAAATATCAATGTTGTCAGCTCAGTTCAAACCAGAACGGACGATCCTACCTGGATGAAGATTGTCAAGTCTAATCTGAGATACACGTAAAAAACCCCGCACTAGGCGGGGTCTTAACCTATCGAATTCGAGAGGGTTTAGTCTTCGGCTAACTTGCTAAAGTAAGCCAAGTCGTCATCTTCACTTTCTACTGCCAATTCAGGTTCTTCCTGAACAGGTTTCTTAGGTGCAGACTTCAATGTCTCTACTGTGGTCTTAGGCATTGGTGTATCACCATTCAAACCTAGAACCTTTTCAAGGCGTGTCTTCAAGTCATCATAAGACTTGAATTCTTTCTCAGCAACCAACTCTGCAAGAGAGTGTTCTGACTTCCAAATCTTTTCCAACTCATCGTCATCATCAAGCAATGCTGATGCCGAAGCGAATTCAGATTTGTCATAGTTTTGATAACCAGCAACTTTA